ATGATTAAACGAACAAAACCAACAACAACTGATTCCAGTGCTACCATCAATGAACTGAGCCAGATAAAAGCCAAATTGGTCGATTTGCTGGGTTGGATTGTTATTATATTTATGTGGTTTGCCCTGCTGGGAACCCTGCTGCGTATTCGTGAATTCGGCATTACCCCCTTAAATTATTACCATGTGGTTATGGCTATGGTACTTTTGTCAAGTTTTGTGTGGCGCAACCTGATGTCGTGGCAGCTCCGAGCCTGGATTCTGTTAATGGTAATCTTTACCGTAGGAGCCGGGGGAATATTAACCTATGGATTGCTGTCGCAGGGCGTTTTACTTTTATTACTGTTTGTGGTACTTGCAGCCATTCTCATAAACAAGTTGTGGGGCATTATTTCGCTTACCACGGTTATAGTTTTCTATATTGCCTGCGCCTTTTTATTCCGCTTTAAGCTACTTACCATTCAGGCCGATGTGGAACTTTTTGTAGATTCCCTTTCGAGCTGGGCCATGCTACTGCTGCTGTTTTCGATAGTAGCTGCAGTAATTTTTATGTTTTGGAATAAAACCCTGCAATTTTTAACCCAAAAAATAGAATTGAGCAACCTGCATGAAGTGAACCTGCAACGGATTAACCGATTGTTGTCGAAAGAGATTGAAAACCGGAAACAAACCGAGCAGCTTTTAAAGAAACAAATCGACGAAAGTAAAAAAATCAATCAGGAATATCAGCAAATAAACCAACAACTCAACCTAACAAACCAACAACTCGAAGAATCGAACCGTTTGCTGCAAGAGGCTAAAGAAAAAGCCCAGGCAGCCGACCAACTGAAGTCGAGTTTCCTGTCGAACATGTCGCACGAGGTTCGTACACCCATGAATGCTATTGTTGGGTTTACCACCCTGCTCAAGGGCGATGACATAAACACCAACGAAGCCCACCGCTACCTCAACATTATACAAACCAGTACCAACAACCTGTTGCATGTAATTTCCGACATTATGATGATGGCTCGGCTCGAATCGGGTCAATATACCCTGCATCCTGAATTATTCGATATAAATATCCTGATTGAAGAGCTGGCCAATCGCTATACCCGCGAAGTTTTCATCCTTAAAGAACACAAACTGACTTTTTCCATTATCAATAACATTCCCAACCCCTGCCCTATTATAAGCGATCTGGAAGGATTAAAACAAATTGCCACCAAGCTCATCGACAATGCCATTAAGTTCACCGACGAGGGGCATATCGATGTATTTATTGATATTACACCCAATAATAAGCTAAATTTAATGGTAAAAGATACGGGTATCGGCATATCGAAAAAAATTAAATCGGAAATTTACGAATCGTTTCGGCAACTCGACAACCAAAACACCCGAAAGTATGGTGGAACCGGAATCGGCTTGTCCATTGTAAAGGCACTGGTTGAATTATTGAACGGAACCATCGAGTTTGTCAGTATTCCCGGAAAAGAAACCATGTTTAGTGTGAGCATTCCGGTAAAGCCCCAGTTAAATAAGCAAAAATCAATTCAAACAAGCGAATTAAATTTAATAGGTAAAACCTTGTTAATTATCGGAAAGCATTCCTGGGAGGACGAAAAACTAAAAGCCCTGTTGCATAAAACCCAGGCAACTTTAGTTTTTGCCGAAAGAGCCCGGCAAGCCCTCGAATTACTGGAACAAAACCAAGTGGTAACCCTGATAATAGTAAACCTCTACCTTCCCTACATGCCTGCTTCGGAACTGGTAAAAAGCCTTAAAGAAAATTATCCCGACATACCGGTTATAGCCCACAATAACGTGGAAAAAGAACTGGTCGAGTTTATTCCTGAACCCATTGGCGATATGGTAGTACAAAACCCTATCGACGAAAATCAATTTATACAACTGCTCAGGAATTACCTGGAATAGTTGAACCCGACTGGCTAAGCAGCCAACAAACAGAAGAATTCATCGCATTTTAGCACGGCACATACCCAAAGCAATCCCATAACATAAAATTTGCGCGGGAGTAAAAATTGAATTAGTGAAAGAATATTTCTATTTTCGGGTTTTCTAACTAAAAAAATAGTACAGTGAAAAACTTATTCTTATTTATAATCCGCGATTTCAAATGTACATTTAAACAATTCCAAATGTACACTTTTGCAATGGAAAAACACACCTATAATCGCGACGAAAATAGCTACTTTTTGTAGTAAATACCCGACAATCCAGGGAAAATAATCTAACATTTATCCGCTCTAAGGCAAATACACTGAGAATAAGACGGTTTATCTTATCGAAGCTGTATTAGTAGGTATTTTTGACTAGTGCCGTAAATAGGCTTAAAATGAATCACTCTACAATTTGTGGATTGATACTAAAAATAGCTTACTTTTGTAGTAAATAAACTACAAACTTGACGTATGATAATCTCAGAAATTCAAATGAAAGCCATTAGGCAGCTTATAAGCAAGGCTGATAAACAACAGCTAAGCTTGCACACTCAAAAATCGGTGCGCACTATTGAGGCTGTATTGCAGTCAGACCGAATGAACGATGAAATTGAGCAGGCTATTTTGTTGACTGCTAAGCAAAACCTCTTTGCTTTGTCAAACGTAATTCAGGACATTGAAGCAAAAAACACGGTAAAGGCATCATTGCCGGAGTTCAGAAAGTACCGCAGCTCTGCGACGTGGAACCAGGGCGGCGAATACTCCCGATATTTAGACATTTATTTGCAGCTTACTCACTTAAAGCTTTCGGGAATGGAGGAGCTTTGGGATGTTGTTTGGAAGGATTACAAGGATTTAATTACTAAACCCTACTATTGCATCTATTTGTTTGTGCGCCTGCTGGGTGTGGAGGATAAGGAGGCTTTAAGTTTTTTCAATAAAAAGCTTCAAAACTTTTAAAACCTGCCTATATTTGTAGTGCCAACTATCAAAATTTTAAAAGGGAAACCCCGCGTTTTGCCCGTGTATTACCAAAATACGGGTCAGAGTGCGGGGCTTTTTACGCCCCCCTGGGTTTCCCTTGATAGTTGGCGCTTGCACTCTGACCTTTTTATTAATAATTCCGGGTCAATACTTCCACCTTCTTTTTACCCTTATTTATTTTGGTAGCACACAGGTTTTTAGAGTGCTCTGTTTGAATCCAACCAAACCGCTGTGCGTATTTATTAAGCTCAGCGTTAGGGAACGACGATAAAAGAAACCTCCCCTTAACATTCGACAATGTTTCCAGGAGGGCATTAAAATGATGTTGTGTGTACCCCGTATAATGACCCTGGTCAGTTTCCGGGTAGGGCGGATCGCAATAAAAGAACGTATCAACACTATCCCGGCTTTTTATCACCCGGAGCGCGTCCTGGCTTTCAATTTGAACACGGCTTAAACGGTTGCTAAACACCTCCTGAAAGCGAAGCTTTGCATTGTCAACCTTTTTCTCACAAGTGTTTTCTTTGCGGGCATAAGCCCAGCCGCCGCCAATAATTGAACTGAAGCTTTGCGACGTGTTTACCCAAAAGGCCCAGGCGCGTTTTACTTCAGAAAATAAATGAGGGTTTGAACTTATTACCCGTGCGTCGTCGTAAAGCTGGCGACTGTGGATGGTGGATTGAACCAGGCTGTAAAGCTCGTCGAAATGTAGCTTTAAAACCCTGTAAAAGTTTATTACTTCGGTGTTAAGGTCGTTTATTACCTCTACTTTGCTGGGTTCTTTCGCCCA